CGGCACGGGCACGCCGCGGTTGATCTGCTGCTCCAGGTCGGCGAACCCGGCCACCTTGGTGAACTTCGCCCGGATCCCGAAGCTCGACAGCGCCCGAATCTGCGCGGTGGGGTCAGTGGTGTCGCCGTACTGCTGGACCCGCTTGAGGTACTGATCGTCGCCGTTGGCGCCCTTGAGGGTGCCGGGCTTGAGGTACTGCAGCAGCATGGCGCAGCTGGAGCTGAAACACATCCGCGCCGCCTGGGCCCGGTCGGCTGAATCCATCTGCGCAAACCAGGGCACCTGCAGCGGGTTGCCGTAGCCGGTGGACTGCTGCAGCTGCTGCCCCACAAACAGCGCCACCTCCGCAGCCCGCCTGCGGGTCAGGCCGGCCAGTTCGCGGCCGTCGGCCTTGTTCCACCTGGGCAGTTCTGCCGCCACCACCTTGGCCGGATCTTCCTTCGCCAGGATCCGGCGCCGCAGGGTGCTCTCTTCCACCGCCCCGAGGCCCACGTTGTAGGCCCAGCTCAGCAGCGCAGCGACCCTGTTCGGCGGCCAGCTGGCGGCCACCGGCAGCAGGGAGATCAGCCCCGGTCCCCGCAGGTTGAGCAGGTCGAGCCGGAGTAGCTCATCAGCCCTGGCTTGGGTGATGCTGTCGCCCTGCCGCACGGGCCCGCCAGGCGCTGGGTATCGGGTCGCGCCGTAGCCGATCGCCCATGCGTTGCCAGTGTCCCGGTAGGCCTGCAGCCGGCAGCCCTCAAACTCCTTGATGATCCTCTCGGCCGTTGCCAGCCATGCCGGCTCGGGCGCGGGCGCTGCCGGGCTGCCCTGGGCCCTCCACAGCTCGGTGAATTCCTGGCGCTGCTCATTGCTCAGCGACTCATCGAGGGCCTGCAGGGCGGCCAGCTGGTGCGGCGTGATCGTGCCCACGCGGGCGACGTGCTCAGCAGCGGAGCGGACTGTGGCGAGGCTCATTCCAGATCAGGCAGTCGGTCGCTCAGTGATTGGTCGAGGCGGTTGTATTTCCGCCGCAGGAACGGCTTAACAACCAGCTCCTCAGCCGCAAGCCAGGCCAGTCGTGCCAGCAGCAGATCCAGCACCAGGCGGAGATCGCTCATGCCTTGAGGATCCGGCTCACGGTGGAGCGGCTCACGTTGAGCCGATCGGCGATCTCCTGCTGCGTCAGGCCCTCGGCCCGCATGGCACGGGCGGCATCGGCTCGCAGGTCTTCCTCGTTCTCATCCGGCGGGTCGGGTGTGGGTAGCGGCTCGGGCCCATCGATCACGACCGGCAGCGGCTCAGGTTCCGGCGCCTCATCCCAGCGGCGCCGCCGGCCGGCTGCCAGCGACGAATCCAGATCTGGGTTCAGCGTGAAAAACCCCGCCAGTGGGCCCGCGATGGCGGCGATGCCGGCCACCAGCGGCAGGGCGTTGCCCTCAATCACCTCGCTGCACTCGCCAGGCTTGGACTGGAACCGGAGGCAGTCGGCGATCTTGTATCCGCTGATCAGGGCAGCAGCGACACCAGCGACGATGGCGCCGCCGAACGTTGGTGCGGCCCAGGTGGGTTGCCTCATCGATTCAGTTCCAGGCGGATGGTGCGGCGGTCCAGCTCGGTTACCTGTTTTTCCAGCTCCTGAAACCTCAGCCCGAACTGGGTCTGATTGCTCAGGATCTGGGTGATCTGCGTTTCCAGCTGCTGCAGTCGGTTGGGCAGACTCACCACCAACCAACCCATGCCGCCGGCAGTGGCCAGGATTGCCGCGGCCATCAGGCTGGCGGCGGTGGCCTCCAGCACCTGGACCCGTGAAAACTTGCGGCGATCTGGCGTCGGGCCCACAGCTGGGAGGTTGCTACCTCAGTCTGTGGAGGGCCGGCTAGATGACCTGCAGCAAGCGCACCGAAACATCAAACAGCAGGCCGCTGCGGTGGGTTTCGTTTGGTTGCTCGGCGTAGACCCAGGCCGTGCCTGCGGGCACGATATTTGTCGGGCTGGAGTGGCCCGACCAGATCACATCCGGCAGCAGGAACGACCGGGCTCCGCCGCTCTGGCCGCGGTAGTGATCACGGATCTGCTGGGCCTCCGCCTGTGTGATCACCTCGTACCCCAGCTCCAGGTTGACGCCGTAGCGGGTGTCGCCATGCAGGAACCGCACCGACCCACCACCGAAACCGCTCTCGGTGGTGACGGGGAACAGGCCGAACCCGTAGCGGCGCCGTGCTGGCCTGATCGCCGGGAAACTGGCCATCAGTTCTGCAGGGTGATGACGCTGGCGCCGACGCTGAAGGTGGTGTTGGAGGTGGTCACGTCACCGCCGAAGTCGTTGTAAAACACCAGCAGGTCATTGGCTGCGGTGCCGGTGGACTTGTAGACCACAGCACCCCTGGCGGTGATTGTTGAGCTGGTCCAGGATTCAGCCGCAAAGGTGAGCGTGGTGCGATCGTTGGCGTTGTCGCGGGCAACGGTGCAGGTCACGGTCTTGCCGCCTGCGGTGTAGCCGCCGGTCGCCGCCACCTCATTGGTCACGTCCGCCCGGTCGGCGTGCGTGTCTTTGTTCGGGGTGTAGGTGCTGGTCACCAGCATCATCTTGAAGGTGTTGGTGTCCAGGTCGATGTTGCCCCGGGCCAGGTCTTCGTGGAACGAGTTGTAGATCAGGCTGGCCATGGTGGTCTGGGGTTTGGGGTCAGGCTAGGGATCAGGAATTAGGGAAAGCGGCGGTAGGCGGGGTGAAGTTGGCGGTGTAGCGGGCGACGCCTTTGGTAAAGCGGAATTCGTCAATAAAACAGCTGAGGGTGAAGCCATTTCCGCCAAACAAGGTTAGGTGTCTGTTGCCACTATTCCAGTTTGGCTGGCTTGCAGAAAGAACGGAAACGCCATCTATGTATAGATTTAACTGTGTTCCTGACCCTACCATCGCAACATGGTGCCAAGTATCTTGCTGCTGTATCCCTGTTGCAGTGTCGGTGAGGGTTTGGTAGCTAGTTACGCTTGTATTTGCAAGCTGCCAACGCAGGCGTCCACTTGATCTTAGCTGCAGAGAAAACAACCCTACGCCCGTTGGTGGGGCTAGCGCCAGGAACGGGATGCCAGACTGCGCAGCGTTTGGGTTTCTGAGAAACAGTTCCACGGTAAACGCAATGCCAGCGCCGACATCAAACAAGGAACTGGCTCCGTATGTCAACGTGCTAGAGTTCGGCGAATAAATAGAAGCAGTGCCGAACTTAAACTGCGCGGTACTAATAATTGCGCCTCCGGTTACCGTCGGAGAAAGCTGGTTGCTTGAGCTGTCTGTGAATGTTGTCGATTGGTTTGCTCCTTCGCCATGTAACAGCAGGGAAACACTGGAGAAGCTGGGGTCAAGTATGCCGCCATTGTCTGCCGCTCCAGCAACCAACGAAAAATTAATTGATTCGCTAATGCCAGCGGCGCCTGCGTTTTGAGCGGTGACTGTGGTCATAGATATTTCGATTGCGTAGTATTCCCCGAGTAGCGCGATATCGCCGACCGCAGGCCCCGGCTCGATTGATACTTGCAAGCTCTGGTTAATGCCGTTCAATGCGGTAAATGGATCACCGCCGATCAGCGATAGCGAAATTGATTCGCTGATGCCTAACGCAAAATCACCACCGGCAGCAGCACCAGCAGACATCCGCAGCGAGATCAGCAGCTGAGCGCCTACCACGCTGGCCGCATCAGGCGGCACTGTCTCTATGGTCAGGCTGACATTGTGACCGCCACAAGGCAAGTCTTCGACAGACCCTGGCCCTGCGTACCGCCAGAGGTAGTTTCCCGGCACGTAGTCCGTAATGTTGCCATAGCTCAACACTTCGGCCGACAATGCAAAAGACCTGAGCTCACCGCGACGGCCGTTGTAGTGGTTCCAGATGTCCAGCATCTGCGATTGTGTCAAACCTAGAAAGACCAATCGCAACTGCGCCGCCAAGAACACATTGCTATGCCGCACTCGGCCTTGAGCACCTGAATACCCCGCGAACGCCGTGGCGGGATACTCGCCAGGGGTGAAGGTGCGAGAGCTGGGGACTAGGGCGGGGAAGGCAGTCATTGGCACAATGGCGGAATCACGCCATCCCACTCCGCATCAATAACGATTTTGTCATTAGAAAACTGCCATAAACCCCTAAGCTCTATTTTTTCATTACCGGGTCCGCCTATGCCTCCTTTTATAAGATAAAGTGTAGTATAGCTTTGACTTGTCAAACTGTTTATTTGTATTTTAGCAATTGTCCCGCCAACACTCGAAAACGGAGGAGCAACTTGCAAAACTGCCTTCAACAGCCACTTCCTAGACTCTGGATCAACACCAAGAATTGCGCTATAGAACCCCTCGTAATCTGCTGTTGCGTACCAAGAAGAAGTTATGGGCCCCGGCAATTGAAGATTTAATCTAAAGTATAGATAGTCAGTTGGATCAAAACAGACCTGATCAACGCTAGGCTCCAGGCATGGATCAGCAACCTGCCTTGTTCCGTCTGGGCACTCAAACTCAAACACAACAAACTTGCCGTTCCAATCGTCACCGCCTAGTTCATCTGGCGGGGTAAATGGGATGCCAGGCCTGTCCACAACCTCGCGGATTGCGTTTGACTCGTCGCCGATGTTCCCCATGATTCGGGTGATCGTTGCCCCTTCGCACACTCCAACAGGCGCAACGCCCTCGCCGCCAGGCAGTGGACACTGCTGCATTGGGCCGAGCTGGATTGGGTCTAGGCCGTCGTCGGGGTCAGGCTCGGGTTCGGGTTCACCGCTGCCGCCGCCGCCACCACCACCGCCGCCGGGGTCAATGATCGGGAAATCGTCCGGATCAATCGGCGGGATCTCACCCGGCGGATCCTCGTCCGGAATCAAGAACTCGTCATCAGGTAGCGGCGTGGTGTCATCGAACCCGTTCACGTCGCAGCCTACGCCGGTGAAGTTGCAGGCGAAGAACGTCATGCTCTCCTGAGCGTTGGCCACGTCCACGGCAATCAGGCTCTGGAGGTCGTCGCCCACCGGGGCGTGGCTGCACTCGTACTGCACGTCGCCGGCCAGGGTCTTGGTGATCCGCTCCACTTCGTAGTAGTAATCGTGGAACCCAGCTGAGCCGCTGAACGGGTTGCGCGCCAGCCGCACCCGCACCAGGCTGCCCTGGGTGACCAGGGTGTTATGCGACTGTGGGCGCACCTTGAACCGGATTGCGTGGGTGCTGCGCACACGCTTGGAGAGGATGTAGGCACCAACCCTCACGGCGTGCTCTTCCCTGGTGCAGAACGCCGACAGGTCGTGCGACTCGTAGGGGCCATTCGGCGCCGTGCCGGCGTACCTCACCTCGGTAGTGCGGATGATGCTCGGGCAGTCCTCAAACTCCTGCCGCCAGATCATCTGCGCCACGAACGGCTGGCGGGTGTTCCAGCTGGAATACCTGATATCAACCGATCCAGGGATCACCAGGTCGTCGGTGAACGTGTAGGCCAGGGTCTGGTTGAAGGTGTTGATCGCTCCGTTCTCAAGGGTCGGCAACAGCGGCCTCAGCCCCAGCTTGCCGTTGATGGTGGTCAGTCTGAGAAGGTGATACTTCCCCCACCGGCTCACCAGGTCGGCGAAGTTCACCGACTCGCGCAGCCAGCAGTTTGTGGTGAGGTTGTTCTCAAACAGGAACTGGCTGGCCGCGGCAATCGAGCTGGTGTCAATCAGCGACTCGGGGATCCTGGCGGAGCGCTGCATCAGCCAGTAGGCCAGATCAGCGAACGAATCACTGCTGGCTGATGCCTGATCATCCTGCCAGCGCTTGACCTGCATCCCGTTGCGCACGAACACATGAACCTGGCGGTTCCACACGTCGAACCCATCCGGGATCGTGACCTGAAAGGCCATTGTGGAAATCCCCGGATACAGGCCCACCGTGCCGCAGTAGTACGACGCCTCCGGCATCGTGTAGCCCTCCCGGGCAACGATGAAGTTCCCCGGCTCCCAGGTCCCGGCCCGGCGGTTGTAGGTCTGCACAGCACTGCCCACCCGGCACTGCTGCTGGAATACGTCCCGCACCTGGAGCTGGCCAATCTGGCCCTCGCTCAACACCAGGTGGTAGAACGCGGTCACGGCGTTGTCCGTGTCGTTCTCAAAGCGGCATTCAGTAGCGCCCGGGCTGACGAACACCCCGCCGTAGCCATTGCGCTCACGGCCAAACACGATCGGCACCGGCTCACCGATCACGTGCGCCCGCTGCGGTTGGTCGAAGACGTTGGCGCCACTCGCACCGGACTGCGCTGCCGGTGTCGGCACTTCGCCGGCCTGGATCGCCAGCAGGGGCAGGGGATCAATGCCGCGGAGGAACGTCATAGCCGGCACCCCGCGCCCATGATCGCCGTGGTGAGCACCCGTGGCGGCACGGTGGCGCCGACCGGGGCCAAGGCGCTGCCGAGCTCAAGCACGAACGCGGTCACCGTTGCCGACGCCCCCACTACCTGCCCGTTGAACTGCGCGATCAGTTCCTGCGTGGCGATCGGCCCGGCCTGTGCCTGGAAATCATCGAACTGGTAGATCTGCAGCTCCGCCACCCAGCCGGCCGCCAGCGCCCGCTCACAGCTCACCACGGCCCGGGGTGTGGCCGGGAGCTTGACGCTGATCGATTGCTCCGTGCCGCCGTCGCCTTCGACGAACCCGTCGGCCATGAAGGCCACGTAGTCCCACTGCTGGCTGCTCCAGGTCACGGGCGTTGACCAGAACGACTGCCACCGCTCGCGCACGATCCCCGAGGTGTCGGTGAGCTTGAGGAACTGCGCCTGTGCCCTGGCCATCGCTCAGCTCCACCCCAACGCGGTGCGTGCCTGCGGCGTGCGCAGGGTGCCCACCATCTGCTCTGCCACCTGCTGCAGGCCCCGCTCGAAGTCTTCCACGCTGACCCACCGGCTACCGTCCTGTTGCTGCATCACCGGGCCCGTGGTGATGCTGATTTGAGGGGCTGAGGTTGTGGAAGCCGAGGGACTGGAACCAGATGGAACCACCCCGGCACCACGCTGCCCCGCCAGGAAGCGGGAGCTGGCGGCCTGCATCTTCGATTCGGGAATGATGTACTCGCGCTCGCCACCCTCGCCCACCATGGCCAGGGTGGGGCGGCTGACGACGCCGCCCTGGGCGAAGGCGGGGACGGTGATCTCTCCGACCAGATCCAGCTCGGTTCCGCCCACGGCGCTGGCCAGGCGGTTGTAAGCGCTGATCAACACGTTCACAAGGGTGCGCACGCGGTTGGCGGCGGTGGCGATAAGCGTAAACATCCCCCGCACGGCGTTCTGGATGCTGCCCACCATCGAGGTCCACAGGCCCTGCACAAAATCGGCCACGGTCTGCATGGCCCGGGGCATGAACTCGGTCACGGCACGCCAGGCGTTGGTGATCGGCTCGGTGACATCGGTGGCGAAGGCCTTGCCCAGCGGCTCAAACACGCTGGAGCGCAACCACTCCTGAGCGGCGCTCACCGGCTCGCGGATGCCCTTGCTCCAGATCAAAACCCAGGGCTTCACAAACAGGTTGTCGATTGCCACGGTGACAGCCTTGAACCCGGCGGTGACGGTGCCCAGCAACCAGCGGAACATGGCAGTAGCCGGGTCCCTGAGCACCTTCGTCCACAGCAGCACCCAGGGCAGTACCAGCAGGGTGTTGGCGATGGCCAGCACATTGTTCAGACCCCAGGTCGCCACGCCACCCAAGAACTCAAAGTAGGCGGTGGCAAATCCTTTGATCCCCTCCCACACCCCAATCCAGAACTGCCTGATCGGCTCACCCCACTTCCACAGCGCCTGCAGGCCGTTGGCGATGGCGCCGCCGAGCCAGCCGAAGAACTCCATGATCGGCTTGCGGAACGCGATTGCCATGGCCACCACCGCAGCGATGGCCAGCACGGTCCAGCCGACGGGGCCAGAGAAGAACGCCAGCAGTGCCGGGACCACGGTGCTGGACAGGAAGCTGATGAATCCCGTCAGAGCAGCAACCGTTGCAGGAATGAAGGCAATGAAGCTCTTGGCAAAGTTCAAGAACTGCAGCGCCGTTAGCCCGATCACCACAGCGTTGAGGATTGGCCCCAGCGGACTTGCGGCGACACCTAACAGCGTGAATGCCGCGGCCAGAAGCCGGATGGGGCCTGGTAGCCCAGCCAGCAATGCCAGGCCTGAGATCCACTTCGTAGCGGAGAAGATCGCCACAACCCCGCTGATGGCACCGACGAACGAAACGATTGAAGGCACCACATAGCCGAAGGCCAGGAGGCCAGCAACGGCTCTGATCGCAGGCTGCAGCGCCTTCACAAGACTGGCGGAGGCGTTGATTACAGTCGTCAGCGGCGGCAGCAAGGCTGCAAGCGCTGGCAAGAAAGCATTGCCCAGCTCAATTCTCAGCTGGGTAAATCCGTTATTGAGCAGTTTGAGTTGATTTTCGGCAGTAGCGCTCCGGGTAGCGTATTCCTTGAGTACCGAACCTGCGGCTTTGGTGCTGTCGTTTGACAGTGCCAGAATCCTATCTAGCTCGCCAATGTTGTTGATCAATGGCGACAGCGCCCTTGCCTCATCGCCGAACAGATCACTGATTACAGACAACTGCTGAGACTTGGGCAGGTTGCTGATCTTGCCCAGCACTTCGGTGATTGTGCCAATGGCGTCCCTTTCCATCCGATCGGCAAAGCTCTGAGTCGAGGCCTTTGCCAGCGACTCTCCTGTTGCTTTCGCGTTGGCCTTGGCCCTCTCAACGAAAGACTTCTCAGCCTCTTCAATGGCCTTGAACCGGCCTTCTGCGGCGGCCTTCTGCCCATCCATAAAGGCGTCTTCCTGTTTTTCCACCAGCGAGAGGCGATCTGCATTCGCCTTCAGTTCAAGCTCCCTGCGATCATCCAGTTGATCGCGAATCAATTGCTGCTGATCTCGGGCTGCCCGGCGCTGCACCGTCAACTCGCGGTCTACCTGATCGCGGACGGCTTCAATCCGCGCCTCGTAAGCGTCTCGGATGCGGTCCACAGCGGCTGTGGTGTCGGTTTTCTGAGCCTGAGCGATCTTCTGCACGTAGTCGATCTCGGCCCGTTCCTGGCGCTGCAGGGCCTTGATCTGCGCGTCTGCGCGATCCTGCAGGCGGTCCTCTTGAATCTTGGCCTGGTCGTCCCAGTTATCCTGCAGCGCCTGCTGCTCATTGCGGTACCGCCGGTTGATCTCCCTGCTCAATCGGTCGGTTTCATCGCGGGCGATCTCAATCCTGCGGTCGCTTTGCTCCTGGGCCAGGCGGACGACCTGATCCTTCTGAGACCTGGCCGCATCCACACGTCGGCGGCTGGCGGTCTCTGCCTCTCGGGTGAGCTCGGATTCAATCTGCTTGGCGTCCGCCATGCTGTAGCCCAGCCGGCGCAGGGCATCCACCTGGCGCTCAGTCATGGAGGGCCCGCGGCTGAGCGCCTTCACCATGTTGTTGAAGCTGGTGGCGGCCACCTCTGTCTCGAATCCGGCCTGCGTCATCGCCGCGCCAAATGCGGCGGTCTGCCCTGCCGTCAGTCCCGCCATCTGGCCCGTGGCGCCAGATCGGGTCATGAACTCCACCAGCTGAGACGCTGATGCGCCCGTGCTGTTTTCCAGGTAGTTCATCATGTCGGCCAGCGAACCGACTTCCTTATTGGACAGGCCCAGGGAGACGCGCAGCTGAGCCAATGATCGGCCGGCCTCTTCTGCGGTCATTTCAAAGGCCGTGGCCACCTGCGCAACCATGACCGCAAAGCCTTTGAGCTCATCTCGCGCAATGCCCGACGCCCCCGCAGCCGCATAGATCTGGGCAAACCCCTCTGCAGCGATTGGCATCTGGCTTGAGAGCTCCAGAATCTCGCCGCTGATCTCCTGCAGTGCGGCAGGGGTCTCCAGTCCGTCAACCACCTTGCGAACGTCGGCAAGGGCAGACTCAAACTGAACAGCCGCCATCACCGAGGTGCCGATTGCCGCAGTGAGGCCGGCAACTTTCAGCGCAGAAGATGCCCATCCTTCGTTGGCTTCTTTCGGGGCGTCGTTGAAACTCTTTCGCGCCAGTCCGCTGGATTGATTCAGGGAGTCCAGGTTGTCCCGCAATGCGCTGATTTCTTGCGCACCTGTAACCTTCGCCGCGATCCTCAGGACCGCTTCCATGTTCATCGCCATCAGCGGCGCCTCCCTTTCAGGGGCTTGGCCTGCTTCGGCTCGGCCGCCTTGTTGATCAGTTCCTTGGCGCGGCTCTCCATGATCTGCAGGTCCTCCAGAGCCTGGCGCCGGTTACCCACAGCGTAAAGATCCATCATTTGCAGGACTACGCCATAGTCCAGGCCGATCACACCAGAGCCGCCAACCCTCCACTGGGTCTGGCACTGCAGGAACAGCATCACGGCGTCTTCATGCTCAGGCCACACCTCAAACTGCTTCGGCTTGGTGACGCTCTCGGGCAGACAGGATGCATCAGCTCCGTAGGCCTTCAGGTCTGCCAGCAGGTCATCATTGGCGCCGCCATCACCTTGCCACCAGTGATCGACAGCGCCCGTCAGTTTCCCTTCTTGGCCACCTCCATGGAGTTGAACCAGGCGCGGATGATCTGGCCTGCGATGGTGGGGATCTCCAGCAGCTGATCCAGTGCAGCCTCACTGAATGGCACATCCTTGCCGCTGTCGTCGGTGATGCCGGCCCAGCCGATCAGGATCTCCTTCGCGGCGGTCTTGTCGTCCAGTGATTCCTCATCGGCGCGGCCGAGCTCAAGGGCCCGAGCCAGCTTGATGATCTCGTTGATTCGGCTCTGCGGCAGCCGCTTGAACTCAGCATCGAAGCTGTGCTTCTCCCGCCGGCCGCCATCCACGGGGATGAGCAGGGGCACCGGCCAGGTGTAGCTGGCCGACTGCTTGAGAACGAATGCCATGGGTTAGCTGTGAGTGGTGAACAGTGCCCTGGATCAGGTGAGCACCAGGGTGAACTCGTCGTTGCCGGCGCTGGTGGGCACCGGCATGAATGGCAGGTTGAGCATCATCACGCCATCGGAATCGGAGTAGCTGGGGCCGTCCAGATTGCAGGTGGGGGCGTTGAAGGTGACGATGTTCCCAGCGGTCTGGCCGTGCTGCCAGCCGATCGCGCCAAGGGTCTGCGCCGACACTGCGGCGAAGAAATCCTTTTGGCCGGAGCTGCTGCCAACAATCGGGGACTCGATCACCAGCTCACCGCTGGGGGCCCGATCGACGATCGGGATGCTCTGGCTGCAGCCGGCCAGCTGCCGGAATGGGGTCTCGTTGTTCAGCGCTAGGGAGAAACTCTCCATGCAGGCGCTGAAGCTGAACGCCGTCACTCCGGTGGTGTTGGTGGAGTTCACCACCACCGGAGCGGCCTGGTTGGCGAAGGTGGGCGCCGTCGCTGCTGCAGCGGTCACGGCGTTGTAGATCCCCATGAACTCAAAGCTGATTCGAGGGATCTCGCCCACCGCCAGGTTCAGGGTGGCGGTGCCGCGGCAGCCGGTGAGCAGGTGGCGGTTGCCATCGGCGTTGAAGTCGAGCGACAGGCCGACGATCGATGCGCTGGCTGGGGCGTAGGTGACGCTGGCCGGGCCGGGGCTGGCTCCTACCACCGTCTCGCCAAACCCGCAGGCCCTCAGGCAGCGGCCCCAGCGGGGTGCGGTACCGGCAGTGCCGGATCCGGCGATCTCAACGTCGAAGGTCACCGAGCCCATCCGCTGGCTGACCACCTTCTCGCGGTTGCCAAAGAACGGCAGCACCAGCTCGCGGTCGAGCAGGGACACGTCCAGCGGGGTGATATCGAGGTTGCTCACCAGCAGGGCATCGGTGCCGGCGAAGGTGGCAGCAGTGCCATAGGTGGATTCAACGGCCGCCATGAGCAGCCGCTTACGAGTCAGCAGGGTCATCGCTCAGGGCGTCGATGGGGGCAATGGGAGCGGGTGCCACGGGTGCCGGCGCTTCCTGGTCGATCCACTTGCCGGTATCCGGGCACAGCAGGTAGCTGCCGCCATCGGTGGGCCGGGGATCTGGCTCAGGTTTGGAACGGGGCATACCCAGGGCTGAGATTCCGCAACCTCAGCCTATGGAGCTCGCCTAAGTGCCCAGGTCGGTGACACTTGTGCGATAGCGGACCTGGTAGGTGAGCACTTCCCACACAGCGGCCAAGTCGGCCTCAGAAAATTGCGGATCGCGAGCCAGGGGCCAGATGTCCATCACCCGCCCGCCCAGGGTGCGGTCTGCCATCAGCAGGCTGTGAACGGACTTCACCACCGGATCGGCCACCTGGTCGGGGATTGCGCCCCGGGCGTAGACGGCCACCACCAGGGTGAGGGTGTGGTCGATCTTGCAGGTGCTGACCGGCTCGGGAGACTTCGGCTCGGGGCCCGGCTGGATCACCACCGCCGGCGATTCGTTGCGGCTGAGGGGTTCTTGCCTGGAGCGGTACACCCTGCCCGTGGCGCCGCTGGTTGATGCCAGGGCGGTGGCGACAGCGGCCAAGATCTGCTCCCGTTTGGTGGTCATGCTTTCTCCAGTGAGATCACGCAGAGCAGGCCATCGGCCATCCGCATCGGCTCGTGGCGTACCCGGTAAGCCACGCCATTGACGGTGATACTGGCTCCGTAGCGCAGGTGGCCTAGCTCGCTGGTGCGGACGGTCAGAGCGTTCTCCACGCTCACCACCTGCTCATCGAGCACGAGCTCGGACTTCTCATCAAAGATTCCGGTTGTGCTTACGGCGCCGGCCACCACAGGCACGCGGCCGAGTCGGCGGGAGGTTGCCTCCCACATGCGGAGGTGTAGCCGGGTCCAGGGATCTGCCATGACTCAGGCTATGGCTGAATCCGGTCAACCAACAGCACCAGCACCGGCAGGATCAGCAGCAGGAGCAGCGGCAGGGGGATCGTGGTGGATGTCGCCAGCCATGGGATGAGGATCCAACAGGCAGCGATGAACAGGATTGAGAACATCAGGAGAGCACCGGCAGGCTGCCGCTCCAGTCCACGGACAGACTGCCAGCGGGAGTCTTCACCTTGAGCACCCGGTTGCTCAGGCTGATGGGCCCCGACTGGATGACGGCAGTGGATCGAGCAGGCTGAGCCTGGCCGTTCACCGCCAGACGCGGGAACGATTCGATGATCTGACTGGCCGGGTTGAACGTTCCCCAGGATGCGGTGATCGTCTGCTCGCGCACGTTGCGGTAGGAGACGGACGGACCCACCAGGTCAACGGTCAGCGGAGCAGCGAGCACGGCAGCGCGGAACGCGGCGAAGGTAGCAAACTCAGCCGTCGAGGCCACGTCCATCACCACGACGTTCTGAGCGCCGCTGCTGCGCAGAACTGACATATCGGGAAACTCGCCGGAGATCAGCTCCGATGGCCCCCAGGCGCGGATGGCGACGTAGGTGGAGCCCTCGCGCAGGAAGTGCCAGCCGTCTGCGGTGGCGTATTCGTCGAGGCCCTTAGGCCAGCGGATCCATGCTTGTTGAATCATCGGGCCCCGGTACGTCTCCCAGGTGCGATCGGTGCGGCCCTTGAACGGATCGGCTGGCGGGATATTGAACAGACTGATCAGCGTGGATTCGTGCTGCGCGTTCTGTTGGAACGGCGAGCTGCGGCTGAGCCAGGCGTACTGGCCAGGGGCAGTGCGCCAATAGGGGTGAGTGCAGGTGATCTCCGCCAGCGGCTTGGTGGTGCGCAGCAGGATCTGATGGCCGCAGCGCTCGCTCAGGCCCCGGCCACGGGCGGGCACTGGGCTGCTGATGTTGGTTGTGAAGTTCCCGCTGCCGATGGCGTACTCCTGATGGCGGTAAACGGTGCGCTCGGTGTAGGCAGCATCACCACGGGCGAACTCTCCGAACCCTGCGGCAGAGCCGCGCAGGGTGAACGGCACGCCAGCACCAGCGGCCAGATCAGTCAGCGCCGCAGGCGGGCGCCAGGCGGAGATGGCAGCGCACACGGCGAAGTGGCGGGCCTCCTCAAACGAGTTCAGCGACGGGAACCGCATCGGCGGGGTGTCGCTGACCGGCATCAGTTCAGCCCACCACAGCCAATGCACCGCCTTGAGGTGGGTGTTCAGCACGGTGTTGCGCTGCGGTTCGATGTTGCGGTAGGGGCCAGGCCGGTTGTACGGGGCAATGGTGGAGCCGTGAAAGAAGTTCGCCGCCATGTCTGCAGCGTGATAGGTGAGCACGGCATCAGCGGCAGCCTTGAGCTCGGGATCGGTGGAGCAGTTGTAGAGCGCGTGCAGCGGGTAGAGATGGACCGGCAGGTAGTTCGGGGAGAGGTGTTCGTTATAGGCCTTGTCGAAGTAACTGCTCAACGTCGCTAGGAGGCGTTGCTTCACCACCACGCCAAACTCAGCGCTTGACATGCGCCGTTTGGTAATCGCGTCATACCAACCCGTTTCGCTGGGCCAGAGCTGGGCGAATAGCGAGGCGCCGACGTATTTGATCAGGAAATGGTTTTCAGTGCCATGACTGAGCAGGCCGCTGACGGTTTTCAGCTTGGCCGCCAGCGTGGCCCGTTGCTCCGGCGTGAAGCGGTCCCAGAACTGGTAGAGAATCCAGCCCGCACCGGCAGGCATGAAGGATTCATTGAACCGGTACTGAGTGCTGGTCAGCAGCGCCATGAATCGGGCAACAGGCGCCGGGTCGGCAGGGTTCAGTGTCAGCCGGGCCAGGGTGTCCGCCCAGCCGAATTTCTGCGCCGTTGGGCCGTTTGGTGGACTGCTGCCGAGGGTGACGTTGCGGTAGGTGCCGATCATCCATGCTGCGCGGGTTTCAACAGTCATGGCGTGATCGGTGGTGTTGTTTATAGTTTACCGGCGTTTTTACGGCTGGATGAACTCAGCCAGCACGGCATAGGCCGGTAGTAGTGCAATCGCTGCAACCCAGACTGGAGCTTGCAGCGCCGCAGCAAATCCCGACACCACTATCGGCGCGGTGACGATCATCAGCGAGGTCAGGACAGCTCTTCCCACGCCTCGTCCTCGGGCGTGGTTGGATCGTCGGCCTTGAACCGGCCTTTGCTGTCCTTGGCGCGGCGCACCACCACGGCATCCTGCGCGGGCTCGGGCTTCCTGCCAAGCGCTGCTGGCTTGCCGGGGCGATCCTCTACCACCTCGGGGATGATCGGGCGGCCTGCGTGTTCGGGGCGCTTGCTGAGGCGCTCGGCGGCCTGCTGGCGGAGGGCGGGGAACTTCTGGGCGGCGCGGAGATATGGATTGGTCATTGGGCCATGGCCTCCAGGGTTGCGGAATCAGGAGCCTGGGTGGGGCCGCCGAGGAAGATTCGGGCCGGGGAGTTCACCACCACGAGGTATTGGTCCCATGCCTCAGGGGCCAGGCCAAGGGTGTTGACGTGCCAGCCGGAGAGCGCAACGGGCGCGGTGATAACTTCGCCATCGGGGCCGTATTCGCCGCCCTCGTAGATGGTTCCAACCTCATCGAGGGCATGGGTGTGGCTGCTGGTGATCAGGTTGCCGTCAGCATCAATGAGGCCCTCGGCTGCAGCTAGGGTGCGGAACTGTTGGCGGGAGGTGAAGCGGAAACAGTACATGGCTAAAGAGTTATGCTCTGCAAAGTGGAGTTGGGGAGGCGAGTTGGCCAGTAGGTGAGGCGGCGGATATGACCGTTATTAAGCGTGCCGCTTCCAGGATCTGAGCCGATATTTAGTCGGTTTACAACTGGCATAGCCGTGGGACTAGCACTGGTCGAAACGGAGCCGCCCGTATAAACAAAACTTCTATCGGAGGTGGTTACAGCGTATGCAGCCGAGCCGACCGCATTTGCTACAAATGTTCCACCGCTATCAAGTCTGCCATTATTGGCATTAGAAACAAATACGTTGCAGCTTCCTTTCGCATTGGCAGCAGCAGATGTGAACACATTGATGAAGTTGGCTGTTGTGCCATCATTGATGTGCGCAACGGTGCCTCCCGCAGCGTATTGACTGTAGCTTGCAAATACTGTTCCTTGCGCTTGGTTATACCACGAACTGAAATTAGTCCCCGAACATGACACCACATCAGCCGTGCGCGTCGCGGCGGTGCCGGTGGTGGGTATCCAAGAAGTAGGAAACGACCCGATCTCCAGGTTCGCATTGGTCACACTTCCGCTCACCGTCAGCGTCAAGCTGCCTGCTGTTGGCGTAAACGTCAGACTCACCCGTGAGTTGGCAGCAGTCCCCACCAGCGGCCCAGCGGTTGAGGTTCCAGACAGCGTAACCGTGCCGGTGCCATAGAAGCTCAGCGTGTGGGCGACAGCCGTTACCGTGACGGTCTGCGTGCTCAGCGTCGCGCTGTTCAGCAACAAATTCGTCCGCTGCTCCTCCACCAACAGCCCCAAGCTCTCCAGCGTCACAGGGTTGTGATCAAACCTCGGCACGTTCGCCGCAACGATCTCGATCTGACCCGCGCTGTTCACAACTGCACCATCGCTCGCCCTGGTGAACGTGATCAGTTGCTGCCCGCTGACCGCATCGACCAGCGACTTCGACTCAGCGAAGCGCAGGTCCAGGGATGGCGGCACACCAGCCAGGTCCCATAGCGGATCACCCAGCCCTCTGCCGTATGCAATCGCTGCCAGCCGGGTTGCTAGGAGCCTCATCAGAGCAGCTCCGTCAGCTCCAGCGTTCCGTTCGTGGTGCCGCCCCTGATCACCGCGATGTTTGGGGTGGCAGGCACTGCCACATCCAGCCGCTCGCCGATGCCGATCAGGTGCGACGTGGCGCTGGCCGTCTGCGATGAGCTGCCGATGGCGTAGCGAATGTCAGCGCCCACGGCGCGAATCGAGATCCGCCGGCAGGTGCTGGTCAGCGCCGTGTTCGCGCTGGAGGCCCCAGCCGCCAGCTGCCGGGCCACGCCGGGGATGCCCAGGGGCTCGGTGGGCAGCGGATCGACCGCTCCAACAGTCCGGCCCTGGCCGTCCCTGCCGATGAATCCAACTGCCGCGCCCATGGTGTCCTCAATGGAAAGATTGAAGCCCCGGCGTACCGGGGCCGTTGTGATCAGTTGTCAAGCAACACCCGCACTGTCGTCGCCGCCTGAGCAGCGACAGCCAGCGCATAGCCCACCTTCTTGCGGGTGCCGGAGCTGTCAGTACCGGACACGCTGCCGGAGCTGAAATACACCGGGCCGCCGGCGGTGGTGGCATCGCCAGACGCGGCGGTGAGCTTGGGCAGGGTGAACACACCC